AAATTCAATTTTTTTATTGAAAACAAATTTTAAACTGAATAAAAGTTTAAAATTTAAATAAATATTAAAATTATTCAAGTGCTATATTAAGTTAAAAATTGAGTGTCCCATTTTAAAATAAACGGCTTTAAAAATCTTCATTAGATATATCAATATTTAAATTAGAACATAAAGTTAATAAATCATTTGATAATGCTTTAGGTCCACATGATATTATAGCAATTTCATTATTTACTATTTTATATTCATCTATAATCTTATTAATCGTGTTGGATACTTTAGGTTTTTCATAAACAATTTTAAATTGATTATCTTCATTATTAAAACTTTCTCTTGTTATATATATGTTTATATCAAATATATTTTCTAACTTACGAAGTAAACTAAAAAAAGGTTTAACAAGAGAATAATGACTCGCTATCCATATAAGATAAATTCTTTTGATTTTATCCAATTTATTATTTACATATAAATGATTTATTTCTTGTAATACTGATATAACGGAAGTTATTCCAATACCACCAGCAACACTAATTAAATATTTATATTTATTAGATACATAATTAATAGTTACATGACCATATGGACCTTGAAGATATATATGTTTATTTTTTAATATACTTTTACCATCTAAACTATCATATTTTTTTAATTTATTTGTCCATGAATTCTCACCTCTATCTTTTGCGCAAAAAATCAGATTTTCATTATAATTAGAAATTAAACTTAAAGGATGATATTGAAATCTTGATATATCTTTAAAACATATAAAAAAATATGAACCATAATTTACTTTTATTGGATTTAATAAAGTTACATGAATAAAAACACAAGACGTATTATCTTTTTCGCTTCCAACAACTTTTAAATGTGAATATATAGCTTTATGTGTGTAATATTCTCTTACTATTAAGTCTATTATATACAACAAAAATGGTGGTAGAATATAGTATAGTGTCATTAAATAATGAAATGTTCCAGAAATAATAGTTATAAATGCTAATATACGATGAGAATAATAAAACAATTCAAATAATCTATTTCTAATAAAAGGTATTGCTAATAAAACAGTTAATATTATTGATAAACTACAAATTGTTCCCATTAAAGGTGAGCCACCTGTTGTATTGTTTATAGGAATTATTAGAAATAAAAATCCTTTATATATAATAACAACTATCAATTTTACCCATACAGATATAAAACATAAAATTGCTATATATTTATGTATATGAATAATGTGATCATATGATATATTAAATAGTACCAAAAATATACTATTTCTTGTTATTGGTATTAACACAGAACCCATATTTAATGAAATCCATAAACCTGTTCTAAAAAGAATGTCATTTATTTTAGGGGATAAGAAAGAATAAACTAGTAAAGAAATCCACCATATAGAATATATAATACCGAATATAAAACTTTCTCTCGATATATTTAAATAAGGGATTCGTTTCGTAAAAAAAGAAATTTTATAATATTTCTGAAATAATAATGAACTGAACATAAATAAATAAAAGAGACTATAAGATATAAAAAATAAATTAAAGTCATTTAATTTTGTATTTTTAATTTGAACTATGAAAGGATTTATCGTATTATTTTTTTTTATTTCAACATTTGATGTTTCATAAGTAATGTTTTTGTGTATTTCATTAGATAAAACATTGTTATTATTCTTTTCAAAGCAATTACAATTTGTAAGCAATGATAATCCACAAAATAGAAGTTTTAAAAATTTCATTTATTTTTAATTTAAAATGAAGATATTTTTAAATAAAAATGTTAAAAAGATTTTTATTTACTTTATTAGTTCCATTTATTTATTGTCAAGATTGTATTCTTGAAGTTCCAGATGATCCTTTAAATACCGGATTATTTAAAACTTGGTATGTATCAACCAAAGAAGGTTCTGATAAGTCTTGTTCTCAATTAATACCAGAAACAGCTTCGTTTGTCGAAGCCATGATTTATAATATACCTACCAAATCTTTTTATGTTTACAATCCTTTGGTTTTAGATAAAGGAACTGTATCTGTGTTACCAATAGTACCCGGTAATATAACAAAAGATGATATAGTAGTTTTACATTTTGGAACAAATTCAAATTCATTATCTCTTGTATCTCAATCTAATTGTCCTACGTGTATATCCTCATTAATAGAAGGTAATTGTGTTCAAGGTATTAATGGTAGTAATTTTGGTCAGTTTTCTTATTGTAATGCTGATAATTTTTTCAATACAGTTAATCAGAACTGTAAAATTCCATTAATTGGTAAAACCATTTTAGGTGATGATTGTCCAACTGTAAGAAGTTTTACAATTGTTGATCAAGACCAAAGTGATAATGTTGTAACACAATATATATTAACCGATAACAATATTATAGCACAAGATACTCCTGAAAATCGTGCGTTTTTAGAAAGTAAAAACGAGACTTTAAATTTTATTGAAAACGGTAGTGATGAAAGAATTTTAATTTATGTTAGCAATGCTATTGGTTGTAAACCATTAACTGCACCTGATTTTATAAATAAAAACATATTCAAGTCATCTTTAGTTTTAAATGAATTACAATCAAAATTTAACAATAAAAATACAGCACTTATACCATCTAATAATCCTATGGTAATGATTGATAATTTACCAAGTTTAGAAAAAATAAATGCATACAGGGTTGGAGTTAATCAACCTATTATAACAAATTTAGACGAAGCATCAACATTACCTTATTGCATCAACATGGATAAATTCGCGTTGTCATTCTTTTATAAATATCAAACTTTTTTGGAAAATGCTTCGTCTCCAAATACTGATACAGCAAATAGTTTATTAAATTTTTTAGCGTTTAGATTTGTAAATAGTTGGACTATATTAAATTGTACTCAATTAACAAATTTCTCATCAAGATTAATTGTATATTTTGATGAAAATAATGTTGCAATTTCAAATAATTTAAATTCTATTTTTCAAAGTACAACTTTACCAACTGATGTACCAACTACTTTACCTACTGATATACAAACTACTTTACCAACAAGTTTACCAACCAGTTTACCAACCAGTTTACCAACTACTTTACAAACAAGTTTACCAACTACTTTACCAACAAGTTTACCAACTACTTTACCAACAAGTTTACCAACTACTTTACAAACAAGTTTACCAACTACTTTACAAACAAGTTTACCAACTACTTTACCTATTGATACACCAACTACAGCGTTAAATACATATTCTAAAAGTTTTTGTGGTTATGATGCAAATAGTATTAATTGTAATTTACCTTGTCCATCTGGTAAATCTGTTGAATGCGGTGATTCTTTATTGTATTGTTATATGGCGGAAAAATTATGTAATCCTCAAAATAATACATATTCTAAAAATTTTTGCGGAAGTGATATTAACAATATTGATTGTAACTTACCATGTTTTAATGGACAAAATATCGAATGTAATATACCTGGTTATTATTGTTATGTAGCCGATACAATTTGCTATCCAATAACAACAGAACCACAAACAACAACAGAACCACAAACAACAACACCGCAAACGACAATACAATCACAAACAACAACAAAACCACAAACAACAACAGAACCACAAACAACAACACCGCAAACGACAACACAATCACAAACAACAACAAAACCACAAACAACAACAGAACCGCAAACAACAACAGAACCACAAACGACAACAGAACCGCAAACGACAACACAATCACAAACAACAACAGAACCACAAACTACAACGAAAGCGCAAACTACAACAGAACCACAAACTACAACGAAAGCGCAAACTACTATAGAAACAACAAAAGCACAAACAACGAAAGAATTGACAACAAAACAATACCAAAATATAACGACATCAAGTGTATCTTTAAATTATTGTGGGGTGGATCAATTTAATATAGATTGTAACATACCATGCAGAAACGGTCAAAACGTAGAATGTGGAAAACCTGAATTATTTTGTTTTGTAGCAAACACAATATGTCCTTTATCTACAACAACTTCTCCTCCTGAACTAGACCCAACTGTAAATATTTCTAATAATTTAAAATTTAGTATTTTATCTTTAATAATTTTGATATCAATTATTTTAGTCTAATAATTAAAAAATAAATTTTTATATTAACATAATATAAAAATGTCTGGAAATTTTAGAGGAATAAAAAGTAATGCAGTATATGATACAACTAATTCATATAAAATCAATGCAAACACTATAAAAGCAGGAAATGTCATATCTGAAAATATACAAACTTCTTCATTTACAACAAATGTCACTAATACAGTAGTTAATACAGAGATAGTAATAGACGGTACATACACAGTAAACACGAGTGGTGATCCGCAATACATTATAGTTTTTGATACGATTAATAATAATTCAGGTAATGTAACATTTACGATAGATGCAGATACAACAAATGCATCTATAAATGATAGAGTAATTTTAATGTTTAAAGTAACTAATCCTGACGCGGGTTCTGATTATTCTGTTAATATGTATTTAGGTAGTCAATTTTTGTATACGGCATGTGGTGATGCAGTATCTTTCTATGATATTTCAAAGTTTGAAAGAATGGTTATAGAATTTATATTTGATGGAGAAAAATATGTATGCACGAATGATAATTGTTAGTCGAATTAAGAACGGGACACCTGTAATTAAACTGGATATTAAGTTCAATTCTTGTTTTGTGTTATTTACTTTTAAGGTAAATAAACAGTCAATTCTTTTGTAATACCTACTTTCACGGTTTCCCTAACCATCTCTGTATGTTGTATATGTATCAATATTTTTATAACGCTAATTACTTTCCTATACTCGTTGTTTCTGCAAAGGAGAAAGCAATTAACTTAACATTTTATTGATATGACCTTTATCCATTAGATAAGATGTTTCTTCCTTATAGTTTTTTATTCTATGTATTAGAATATAATTTATTGATAAAAACTTGTCTGGTGGTTTTTTCATTATTGATATTATTTTTATAAACAATAAAAAATCAAATATATTTTTTTTAAACTGAAATGTAACTAAAAACTAAGTGTCCCATTTTAAAATAAATGGCTGTAAAAAAATAATTTTTTTTATAATTGGTTAAATAAAAATGTCAAGTTCGTATTTAGCATGTAATAATACTTATTCAAGAATAAAAACATCTACTAAAATATATGATACATTCAGAACACAAACACTAAAAACAAACGATATAGAAGTGAAAACAATTTCATTCAAGAATGGAACATTTTATATTAAACCAAATGAAAATAATTATGTAGCAAAATTTGTTATTGATAATTCACATGGTACATCAGTAATAAATTTAGATATAGAAACTGATTATTCATCAATAGGCGATGTTTTTACTTTAATGATAAAACAAACTAATATAAATGAAGATAATAGAGTTCATTTTGTTTTATCTGAAAAATTTTATTACACAAGTTGTGATGAATATAATTCCAATATTCAAATGAATACTGAACGTATTGTTATTAAATTTATATACGATGGAGAGAAATTTGTTTGTACGAATGATAATTGCTAATCAAGTCTAAAAGAAAACTTTTTTGAATATAAATATGCCATTACACTGGACAGTAATTCAAAAATCAAGATTAAATAAATCTAACGAATGTAAAATATGTTCAGTTTTTGTCAGTGATATTGATTTACGTGAACATTTCAACAATTGTTATAATAAATCAATTGAAATTTTATTTTACAAATTTGATAATGAAATATCAGAAATAAAATTATTTTATGAAAATAAAATCAAGCAGTTTAAAAAGTACACTAATTTATCAGAATTATGCGAAAAGTGTGAATTTTTTTCAAAACCGGATACAATAGAAATTGAAGAATTATAAAAAATATTTTCTTTATAGAAATAAAATGAGTTATTTAGAAAATAGAATAAATAAAAATAAAGATTTTATAAAACAACAAATTGATTTGAAAAATAGTAGCAATCCGTATTTTGTTAATCAATCTATATATAGCATAAGAAACGAATATGACGAATTTCCTTACCCAAAATGGTTTAAAGGAATTGCCGAATCAGATAAACCTATTGTTGCAGATAGAGAAGCAGGATGGATACCGAAAAGAGCAAAACCAATAATTAAAAAAGATGTTAATGAGAAGCATGAACATTGTTTTCAAACAGCATGTAGTACTATATATCCATGTTATGCACAAGATAATAATTATTTATATAATAATAAAGCATGTATCAATTTAGGTTATCAATAATTTTTTCTTAAACTAATTATTAAGTTTAAGAAAATAAAACTTCTTTTAATATAAAATTATTCAATTTATTTAATGTTAAATGCTCACACAAAGGTAAAGATTTATCTTTAACAAATTCAACTATATCGTTATATATATCTTCAAAATTATTATTTGATTCATTTTGAATATCATATTCGTTTTCGTTTTCATCGCTAATATCAGAATAATCATCTTCTTCTTCATGTAAAAGATTAACATTTTTAACAAACTTATCTATTTTAATAACTTCATCTGCAGCCATGTTATGTTTTATTCTTATTTTATCCTTTTAAATAATTAAAATTTTCTTTTATAACATTTTCAATATTAGAATCATCAGAAGTTTCTTTCATAATATAACATATAATTGAATTAACCACCTTTTGTGAAGTGTTTTCATTGAATACTAAATCGAACGGTTTCTTAATTTTTAAAATATCATTTAATACTTTATTTCTAACCTTTTTAAAAATATTTTGTATAATATCAGAAGGACTTATTATTTCATCTGAAAGTTTGTTTAATTTTAATAATTTATCAATATATGTAGTAATTTCTCCGCTTTCAGATATATGTATTAAATCGCTGTTTTTAGCAATATATTGTGATGAAAATCCTTCATCTGAAATTTGATATTCGCCTATATATCCAAAATAAATGACATTTAATTTAAATTTAGATATATAATTATATTCTATTTCATATGACGATAATACATCTTTATTAAGTACAGGACCACTACGAGTATATTTAAAAATATGTGCAAAGTCTACAATAATATGATTTTTATTAATTATTGATAGATTAATTTTTTCATTAATAAATTTACTTTCTTTTACATAATTTTTATCATTGTTATTTACTATTTCCATTTTTTTTATTGCTATGTCATTAATAGGATACATATCGTAGTGATAAATATATATATTTTTATAACGTGGTAGAATTTTATCTATTATTTTTTGTCTAACAATTTTTTCCCAAGTATTTATAACTGAGCATAAATTTCCACTGTCTAAAATACCAGTAGTATATATGTGAAAATCCTCGCTTTCTTCTCCTTTCTTACTTTCTTCTTTTCCTTTATTTTCTCTTTCACTTTCTTTTAATGCAATTTCTATTTGTTGTTTTTCTGTTAATTTATTAATATCAATTAAAGGTTCTAAATCTTTCATACATGTATCTTTGTAATCATCAACTTCACGTTGATGACATTTAGGACATATTTTCACGCCATCATATCTTCCATTCCTTAAAGATTTCTTATTCCTTAAAGATTTCTTATTTCTTAAAGATTTCTTATTTCTTAAAGATTTCTTATTTCTTAAAGATTTCTTATTTTTTATATTATTCATTTATTAATAAATGAATAAAAAATATTTTTTTTTAATATTTAGGAATATATTTAGAAGAAGAATTATAAATCAAAAAAACAAATTTAGTAAATGCTATATTTTTATCCAAATCAATTTTAAATTCATCGTCTTCATAATTACTTTTTAAGTTCTCTCTGAATATCGAATATAAGTTTATTAAATCAGACCTGTAATATTCAAACCATTTATTAAAATTTAATTTATTAGGTTTTTTATGAGGTATATAATTTCTAGTTACAGAATTCATAATTATATATATGGAATAAATCTTTAAATATTCATTTTAAAATTTGAAGATAATGAACATTTAATGGTTTAGTTCTACCAATTCTTAATGCTCTTCCTAAAATTTGTTTCTCAGTTGATTTATCCATTCGATGACATAAAATAATATCAGTCGATTCAGTTAAATTTATACCACTACCATCGGTAGTAGAATTTAGAAATATAACAGGTATTTCTCCTTCTCTAAATGATTCAATATTTTTCTCACGACTTTTTATAGTACCTTTAACTTGAACAAAATCAATATCATTATCAATCATTGCAGAACATATAGGATAAAAAGTATTATCATAATCAGAAAATATTAAAAACTTTCCATCCTTATTGTTTTTTATAATATCAATAATTTTTTCAATCTTTGTCATTTTAATTTCTTTATTTTCATTTTTAGTTTCATTATTATTTTCTTTCTCAACGTAAATTAAATCTTTTAAATTTATTTCAGATCTACAATAAGGACAAGTATTTTTTCTTTCTAACCATTTAAATAAACACTTTCCACAAAAAAGATTTTGACAATGCGGTTCGAGAACTGGAGATATAAGTTGTTCGGTGCAAATATTACATTCGGAATCAAGCATTACTTGATATTTTTCGTCAATTTCTTTTATTTGTAACTCAATACGTTCTTTTTTATCTGTCCATTGTTGTGTTTTAATTGTATCAGAACGTAATATATACATATTAATCTTACCATTAATTTCTTCTATTTCTTCATATTTTTTTGATTTAATTAATTCAATTAGATTAGATGTTTTAGTTCCACCTAAATATTCGATAGCCCCTTCGATATTACCTGCTTCTATCATAATTTTCACGTTAGATGAAACATAACCATCTATTACATTGTAAATAGGTTGAAAACATCTATGATAGATATAATTAACAGAAGGCATTTCAAATGAAGCTTTTATAAAATCAGGATTATTTTTGATTGTAATATCAGATATAAAACAATCTGGATCATACATACTAGTTAATAAATCTCTCATGAAATTACCTTTTAAAAATTTATGCTGCTTCAATATTTCATCTGGTGTCGCTGTAACAAACCAATAAAATCCAGCGTGTATGTCTCTCATACCAGAAACTTTTAAATGTCCAGGTTCATCGAAAATAAATCTTTTCCAAGCGAATTTAGAATACATCATTGTTATTTTATTATAATGTTGTGGAGTGACAACTACAATATCATAATTTTCTGCATTTAATTTTTCAAGGTCTTTATTATTATAAATAACGCAATAATTTAAAATTGAATTATTTAACTCTTTTTCCCATTGACCTAATATTGAACTAGAAACAAGAATTAATGTAGTTGGTAGTTTGTCAAATCTACTTATAAAATAATTTTTTATTCTACCTTTTGCTTCTGTTATAACTGTTTCAAAAACATAAGGTAATTCAATATCCCATTCCATTTTATCACGTGCAACTAATCCTATCATTGCAAGTGTTTTACCGTAACCAGAAATATCAGCATTTACACCAATTTTTGTATATTTTTTATATGATTCTTTTTGTATTAAGTTATCAGTTTCTAGTTTTTCCATTTTAAAAATACTTGCAAGTTGATGGGGAAATAAATTTATTTTAATTTGATGCGGTTGAGAAACCATTTGTATTTTACTGAAATTCATATTTATTTAATAATATATTTTATTTTTTTAAGTGCATTATAAAGTTAATAAATTATTTTTAATTTCATTTATTTTCATTTTATAAAGTTAAAGGATTTTCTTTTTCTTTCTTTTAAAGTTAGAAATAAAAATCATTTTCTAAATACAAATTTAATTTTAAAATTATTTTCATTTTATCATTTTCTAAATACAAATTTAATTTTAAAATTATTTTCATTTTATAAAGTTAAAGGATTTTCTTTTTCTTTTCTTCTTTCTTTTAAAGTTTAGAAATAAAAATCATGAAACAAAAAAATCTGTAAGATAATTATTTATATTTTCCATGAAATTGTTGAGAAACAATTTTACCCATTTTAGATTTCTCGCTTTCGTAATTTTCTTTCACCATTTGTATCCTATCAAATGTAGGTATATTTCCAGGTATACTATATTCACCTAGTTGTAATTTATCTTCTAAATTATATTTTCTAGAAGAAATATTATTTTCACCTTGTTTATTATTATTAGTTTCCATGTTAGAAACATATGATTTTCTGTCTAATTCTTTAATATGTTCATGTTTTAAAGTTTTTTGTCCATTTTGTTTTATATTTGTATTTGATTGATGTTCCGGTAAAGTTCTGTTTAATTCAATATCTTTATGTATATAATTGATGCGTTCTCCGTTACCTTTATTATTTGACATAGCATTATAATTTGGTAATACTCTATCAAGATTAATATCATCATGAATAAATGAATTTAATTTATTAGAATTAAAATTTGTTCTGGACTCATGATAAGGTAATGTTCTTTCTAATTCTAAATCATCATGAATAAACGAATTTAATTTATTAGAATTAAAATTTGTTCTTGATTCATGTTGAGGTAGATTTCTTTCTAATTCTAAATCGTTATTAATAAGAGACACATTTTTATTGTAATTGATATTAGTTTTCGATTCATGATAAGGTAATGTTCTATCCAATTCGAAATTTTCATGAATGTAATTTGTTTGACCATTAGCATTTAATGGCGCCGAATATTCAATCAAAGTTACGTCTTTTGTGTTAATATTACTTAAATCAAAATCTATTGGTATACCTTTAATATCATTTAAATTAGTATTAACAGAATAAGTACTTAAATCATTAATGAAATTAGTAGAATTAAAATTATTTATATCATTTTTAAAAACAGAATTACTTGCATTATTAGATTGAACAAAAGCGTTTAAGTTATCTTTGTTAATTTCTTTTGTAGGTTCTAAAACATTAACATTTGTTCTATTTGTAGTAGAAATATTAGATTCGGCTGATTTTTGTAAAATGGGTTGAATCATATAATTTGATTCAAATGCTTCTTGAAATGGTTTTTGTAAATAATAACGTTTTGTAGGTCTTACTTGTGAACTTATGATTTCTTGTTTAACGGAACTGGTTGTTTTTGTGTTTCTAGAATTTGGTAATTCTTTTCCAAAATGTGGCATGGTTGGATTTGTAATAGCAAACGTAACGTTTCTCGGTAATCTTGATAAAGGAAGTAAATTTTGTGGTGCTTGGACAGGAGGATGAAAATCTCCATCTTTATTTATTGAATAGGGTAGTTTAGCTTGTTGATTTCCAAAATTTTGCAAAGAACCACCGTTATTGGAATATGAAACACTTACACTTGGATTAACTCCTCTTGCAAATCTTAAAATTGCTTCAGATGAACGATCAGAATTATCAATCATTTTTAATATATCACTATTTTCTCCCACTTTATCTCTTCTTCTTGTTGTAATTGATTTAGGAGGATCTCTAATTATATTCATATTTGTACCCCAAGAATCAACGCTTGGTAATGTTACTTTTCCAGAATTTACTAATGAACTATATGATAACATTTATTTATTAAATAAAAAACTTTATAAATATAAAAAAAATCTTTTATACAAAATAAAATTAAATTCATAAGAATATGTAATTTTTTTTTATTTTGTATAAATAAAAATGAAAGATGAAGAAACAAAGATTATAAAAATGTGCGCTGAAAAAGATAATAGTCAAAAAATTGTAAAAAAAGTTGCTTCTAAATCAAAAGTTGACGATAAAACAAAAAAGAAAATGAGAGCTGCATTTCTTAAAAGTAAAATCTGGCCAGCAAACACTACAATAAACGTTGGTTTTTTAAATTTATATTCTCCTGAAAATATACCAAGAACACAAACTGCTGTTTTAAGAAAAAAAGTAGATAAAAATGGAGTCGCTTTAAAATTAGATCCATTACAAGATGAAGTTGACGATATGTCTGTACAAGATGCAATTATATATACTGTATTAAAACGTTTTAACGATATTGTTTATCCTGAATATAAACCTAAATCAGTACAAATTGATCCAAATCATGTTCCTAATCCATTGATTAATATCAAATTTAATTTTTTTGACCCATCTGATAAATCACGTAGAAAATTATTCAATCCAAATTTAGCTGATATTAGAATAGATTTCGACCCAGAAGGTGGTGCTTGGTCTTTATTAGGAACAGATTCTTTATCTTCAGATAAAACAGAATCTACAATGAATTTTGGATGGTTTGATGTCCCCACGACTTTGCACGAGTTTTGTCACGCTCTATCTATGGTCCACGAACATTCTAATCCGAATGGAAAACCTATAAACTGGTCAGTGTGTCATGTAACTCAATGGGCAAATTCGACACAGGGTTGGGATGCGACTACAATTAAAGAAAATATTATAGAAAAATATAAAGTGGATCAAATTAATGGTTCTGAATTCGATCCTTTATCTATTATGTTATACTTCTTTCCAGGAAATGTTGTATGTAAGGATAATCCTGATGGTTCGGTGCCTGATATTACAGTCGGAGATGTTCAAAAATGTTTTAATGGATGTAAAATAAAAGACGGAGAACTTACTGCGTGTAATTCTAAATTGGATAAATGCGATAGACCTGGAAATGGGACAGCTCAGAATTTACGATTTTCGCCATTTGATGTTTTGTATCTTAATAATACATATCCATCTGAAACGTCATCACTTTCGTCTGAACAACTAACTGTAAAGTATTTTAATGATCAATTCGGTGAACAAATTGACGCAGGTATGTTGACTAATCAATTAAATTTGACAAAAGCGAGAGAAAGTGGACAACGTGCTATGCAAATTACAGATGAAGATGTTAATAAACCTTCTTTAACAAAATCGAATGCTATGCCTCCTTTTACAAATGATACTTTATACAATATTGATAAAATAATTGAATTTATAAAACAAAATTGGATTGTTATTTGTATTATTATTGTTCTTCTTATTATTATAATTTTTAAAAAGTAAAAAACATAACTAATTCATATAAATTATATTATTAATTTATATGATAATTATTGATTACCAATACTTTGAATTAATTGAACTAGTTTCTTTTCCAGTGCATCCATATCTGCTCCAGTCATAACAGATTCAAACTGTCCATTAACATAAAATTGAAATGTTGGAATCACTTGAACATTAGGTGATAAACCAAGTTCAACATTTTCTTTTGCAAGACCTACAACACCCGCTAAATTATAATTTTTAAATAAATTAGCAAAAGAAGGCGCTGTTATTTTACAAGGTCCACACCATTCTGCATAAACATCAATTAAACATATTCTAAATGAATTAATCATATTTTTCTTTTCATCTGATGTTTTTATTTCAGGAACTAATATTTCAAATTTTTCTTTAATAGAATTTCCGATAGTCGATAATTTTTTATATGACATTTTATTTATTACAATCTTTTTTTAAATAAAAATTATTCTTCGTAAAATTCTTCTTCTTCTTCGATTTCATCATCTTCTATTTCGTATTCGTATTCTTCTTCCAAGTCTTCTAAATCAACTGCATCTGCATCATCATCTAATTCATCAACTTTAACATCAAGAATATTAATTTTTTTATCTAAATTATTAGGAATCAGATATGAAAATTTATGTTTATTGCACAAATTTATATCTTCTGACGATAATTCAGAAATAGTTCCATCTTCATTTTGTTTTCCGTATACTTTTTGTGTTTTGGAATCAAAAACAAATGATGTTTCTTTATGTTCATAATTTCCAAATTCATTCTTTTTAATCTCAAGTTTTGGAATCTTTTCCGCTAATTTCTTTATTATTGTTTGTTGTGTTTCAGGTTGTTTATTTTGTGTTTCGAGACTAATAATTCTACTTATCAAATCATTTTTAGAACCAGATATTTTTAGTTTCTTATTCTTACATATTTCAATCAATTCATTTTTAGTCAATTTTTCAAGTTCTTGATTTTGAGAAGAAGACGATGTTTTAATATTTGTACTATTATTACCGTTCCAAATTTCATACAATTCATTTTCTTTAATATTATATTTTTTAGATATAATTGATATGTAATTATTCATAGTAGAATTTATACCTGATATGATAGTATCCTTGAAAGACATTATGTATTTATTATCCTGAATGATATTCTTTTAAATATCAATTTTTTTTTTGTATTCTTCTTTTAAAGATAATCTTACATTTATTTGTATTCTTCTTTTGTAGATAATCTTACATTCTTTTTATTTATTTTAGTAATTTTTTTTTCGCAATTTTTTACACTAACTATTAATTCGTTATTTTTAATTTCAATAACTCTTCCATAATATCCTTT